GCTTAGGTAAGCAATTTTGGATCAAAATCAGGATTAATTTCTCTTGATCGATCAACAGTTTGCTGTGGCGTCTCAACAACATCCTCATTTTGAGGAAGGCCAGGGGAGGTTACTGTAGATGGAACGATGGGCTCTTTGGGCGTTGGACTCTTGCGAGTTCTGCGTCGCCTGCGAGCTTTTCGCTTTTTCTGTGGCTGGTCTAGGTCTTCGTGGGAAGGCGCTGTCGGGATAGGGGCATGCATCTTCGTAGATGCAGTCGGCGTTATTATGAGAGTTGGAATCTCTTCGATGTTTAAGCTCGACTTTCCGCGCGATGCGCCCGATTTTCCTGCCATATTTTTGGGAGTACTTGGTGAGTTTTCGTTGGACGTCTTCGTCGTCACTTGAGTCATAACAACTGGAGCTGTCGCTGGAGTCATCTTCCGCGGGGTCAATTGGTTTCGCAAAGATGATTTTCGTTGCTTGAAGTACTCTATCCTGGATTTGTTTTTCGTTAAGAGTTGGGATCTGGATTCCTTTGTCAATCCATGTTCTTCTCTTATCGAGGTGTTGTTGAATCGTTTGTTGGATGTGGGCTTGGCCATGGGCCGCCCAGTTTCCATAGGCTGCTTTGAGTTGTCCTGCATTTGTGCTTGACATTTTGTATCGTGTTTTGGATCAGCGAATTTTATATGTGTCTCGCTAACACGATTCCCGGTGTTAGTAATTACTACATCATCAATGCGGCCGTCAAGTTTATGTTTTATTTCATTATTATAAACGACAGGCATTTGCAGTGGAAATTCACCACTAACATCATCTATTTCTTGACATTTTCCCTCGAGTTCTCCAATTGTCATATTAAGTTCTCTAGCCACACTAACTTTGATAAGGTCGTAATCTTCCTGTACCCATGTGTTGAGTGTTCTATAATATTCATCATCGCGTGCATGTTTCATTTCGCTTATTCCAGACAATTCAATTACTTTCATTGCCCAATTGGAGATGAGTGGTGTCATACGGTCTGTAACCATATAACCTATAGCTTTATTATATGCTGCTTGCCTAATGTCAACATTCTTATTGAATGTAAGATGGAGCTTCGGTAATGTACGCTTAATATCTTGAAAACTATCAGGATGGGTCAACGGATGTGGAAAAATTCTGCCACAGAATGTGACTGATTCATTGGGGCCTTTCTCTCCAACTTTAATATCTAAACCAAGAGCTGCTGAAACCTCAACAACCTGTAGATAAAGGCCGTCTTCTCTTCCTAACAATCCATCGTCGCCTGCGTATATACCTAACTTATTCCAGGACTCATTCTTGTTAAAGCCTAACGATCTAAGTGCGCAAAAACTAATATAAGCATTAATCATTGTATTGGCATCAGTAGTTAAAGGACTTCCACTACGTGTTCCCCAACCGGCTGCATATGGTATGCCCGATTCTGTCCTTGCTTTTTGTTTAAAAACGTCATTAAAATATGACTTGAACTGATGTCTTTCATGATGCACAATTGCCTTGGTATATATCGGTAAGACTACCTCTTTTTGTAAAAATTTTGATATTGTTCCATCAAAACGAGTGTAATCACTCTCTATGAGGCCATTACGTCCAATTTCCGATATTCTTTTTCTATTCTCATCTGGTTCATTGCCAGGAGCATACCATGGCTGCTTCTTCAGCAACATGTTTTTAAAGGGGATAGTGAATCTTGACATATTAATAGTCAATGCTGGCCTCATTTGTGAAATGACGCGCGGATCATTCATTGATTCATAACCCTCACCTTTAATAAATGATTTTATGCTATTGTTTGTTTCTGTACCTAAGGTATCAAACACTAAGGCTGCTCTAGCCCTTTGATTTACTTTGTCTTGGATCTCAATTACTTCAGCGTAAGAGATACCTGTCACAACCGATGAATTTGGAACTAACAAGTCTGCGAATTCTCTGGCCCAAACCTTGTATTCGGCTCGTGGAACTGTATTATTAGTACGGCTCAACACTCTACCGTTAACCGCGGCCATTTCATTATTCTCTAACTTTGCAGGCGCTGTCGATGGGTTTCTTACTAATGGAGTTGTTATAGGTACACATGTTGGTTTGACTTCATATGTGCTGATTGGACCGATGGCAACATAGTTTGTTGGTATCGTCGTAGTATGAACGACGTTGTGTGGCAAATGCCAAACCCATGGTAAAACTTCATCTAATAAGCTTGCGGTTACTTTAGTGTTTCGCAAATACTTTGCTAATTCCTGTTTCGGTTCTCCGTCTTTCTTCTTTTTATCAATTTCCTCTTTCTCGAGCGATGCTTGATTAACTAACATCACTTCAATATCACCAATAACTGGCGACTTATTCGATTTTTGTAAGATTCTGTGATGTATGCTGACAAATAGTTCAGCGTCTATTTCAACACTGTGTCCAGCTCCATTCATTCCTATTGATAAAATTCTCTCAATTGGGTCATGCAATATATTAACTAATCCATAAGTAATATTCTTATACTTAATACCATTTTCATAATTTAAATGTAAATAATATGGCCATGGCGTGCTAGTCCTTGGCAAAATAGTTATTATTCTACGTGATTGATCCTTATCTAATTCTTTTTGAGTGATATCGAAAGTTAATAAATTACTATTATTATCTATAATACTAATTGTATCTCCCTTATAATCCCACAACTTATGGCTGTAGGTTCCACCACCACTAACTACATAATAAACTACATCATTCACTATTGCATATTGATGACCATTGAGCTTATCGACTCCTGTGACTGTTTTCGGTGAAAACGTGTAAATCAAAATTGGCTTAAATTTTCTAAGATATTCGTTCATATCAGCATAGTAGTCTACGTCTGTAAATATGAAACAAGTATTATCACACACTATGTCCTCTCGGTGAGGTATTGCTAAATCTTTCGGCCAGAAATAGTTTCTAACACCGGCTGTGCCCAACTTATGATCTGATGCGGAGTAGGACACCACGAATGGTGTATATCCAGCTCTACGCGCTAAATTTGTTAAAGCACTATTAACACTCGTCCTAAGTGCTGCGGCCATTTGATGTGTATGATTTTTGGACTGTCTCAAGAGCTCTATTCTGGTGAGATCATGGTCAAACAATCTTCGCAAATCGTCTGTTCTTTGTATATGCCGCTCTATCAGTGAGCTGAGAGCTGTGCGATTGTATAAATGTCTCATGCCTGGTATATACGAAAGAACCTGTCGTCCGATTATCTCAACGACGCCGAAACTTTTTGTGAAAATTGAGCCATGTAGTCTCAACCGTCTCTTGGTGATCTTCTTGTTTTCTTGAATATCATTTAAAAGAAAATATGTTTCCAAAGTGTTTTTAATTACGAAATTGATTAGTAAACCACAATACAACTTGAAACCTCCATAGGGTAGATCATAGTGAGGAGTATTATCCGTGATTTCTTTAATCTGCAATTTGCTTAATTTCGTCATTTTAAAATCTTTTGATGATTCTTCTTCTGGGTGCCTGTCTTAATTTCTG